TCTGATACTAGTCAAATGTTTGGTACAATCAGTGATATTAGTACTGGTGGTGTTGTTCGTTTTCTCATTGATAAGGCATTAACTAATTTACTATCAATCACAAGACAGGTTCAACGGGTTCTTCTTGTGATTACACCGAGATTAGATTAGTTAATGCCTTATCAATGAGAAAACGAACAACACCACCAGTACTAATATCACTGATTGTACCAAACATTTGACTAGTATCAGAAATTCTATAGAAATCAGTGTTTTCATTAATAGGTATTGTTGCTGTATTATATGGTGATGTGTTTAAGTAAGTTACCCAATCATTTGACTCAGATTCTTTTGATCCAGGAATAGTCACTCCAGCTGATACTGGAATATCGATTGTTAATTGTTCACCTGAGTTAGACTTACTTGCATATTGGATTTCAACCTTTTCGTCAACAATGGGATTCTCAGTAATTTCATAAGGTTGATTTTCCAATATCCAAACTGAAGTAAGCAAGGCCATGTCTATTTCAGTTTGATTATAATAAAATTTATACCTAGGTGTTATATTGGAGTTGTTGAATTCTATATCTATTCTAGTTCCAGTTGGTATTAATCTTCCATTAATTGTTTGAATAGGTTGACACAAATAACAAACTGCATTAATCATATATTTGGCCTTATTTTGAGGTTTTGTCATTTGTGAGTTTGCATAAACTATACTATTACCAATTGGATTCTTAAAGATATAGGTATATTTGACATAGAAATATCCAGGTACAATTCTATTATTGTTATTATCAGTAGTAGCAATTCCAAGTGCTATGTATATAAATGGATTACTTTCTTGATCAATAGCACCACCCATACGATACAAATTGTATTGTAAATTATTACCTAATTTAACAATAGCATTTTGCTTAGCATAACACTGAGTTAAAAGACCACCATTCGATGTTTTAAGTGTTTGCTGTAAGTTTTCAGAATTAGGTGTTTGATCCCATAATGTTCCACCTATGACATTACCCTGCTGGGTAACAGCACATTGTGGTATATAAATAACTTCAAAGTGTGTTGGTCTATAATTCTGATAACCAGCTGCTAAAGCACTTACCCTAGTACCTAACCAGTACGCAGGATTGCATGGTATAATTGTGATTACTTGTGAATTTTGAAATTCTGTACTTAGACTATCTGGTATTTGATACACAAGATCACAACCATTAACCACAGCAGTTGTACCGTTTGTTTTAATTGTATTGAATTGCTTAGGTGCTGACATAACTTGAGCAGCAGGTAGAGTTCTACGTCTACCTGTTTTTCTCTTTTTGGCATTAATTATCTTAGGTTTAGGTTGTTTATTAGATCGTTTAGATCGCTGCATAATTCTGCCCTAATTTAGTTTTGAGTTCTTCAACCGAGAACTCTGCAGCTATTTGCTGATTTACCAAGAATGCTTCAGTCTCTGTTAATATATCTGTTCTAACCTGATATATCTTTTGCATGGCTTCCCAATATGTTCCTTGAATTTTATGTTGTGTTTTTCTAAATCCTATATTGTAAACCAAGCGTTGATATATATTTTCTTCCATGACGTATTTAGACTTCACATTCTTTGATCTACTAGCTAGTTTTGCTTCTAATTTGACGAGTTTATGATTGAAAGATTGTTGTTCTCTATCAGTAGTATATTTCATAAACTCTAATGCTCTGAGGTAATATGCTCGTGCCATAACCTCAAAAATTTCAATTCCTTTGTAAGAAGCCAACAAAGCTTCCGCTTGTTGGATTAAATACAAAGCTGCTTGATAATTTGACATAGTCTTGAGTTTTCGTGAATACTTAGCTAAATTATAAAACTTTTTAGGATCACGAGTCAAAATTATTTCATGATCATTTTTGTACCAAGCACGTAATGAGCAAAACTTGATACTAGATAATCCACCAAAATCAAGCATTTTTAAAACTTGACCTAATCCAAAAACTCTGATATCAGGTAAACTTACATCTTTTTGAGCTTTAACGAAATACTTATAATATGCTTGATTTATGAAATCATCTTTCAC